TCAATGTAGTATACACGCAGGTATGGGAGGTAAAGCAAACTTCCAACCAGTGATTAGAACAAGAGTTATATCGCCAAATATAAACGGTGATGGTAACTTGGTATTAACAGGAGTTAGTGCTAGATTTAAAACACACATAAGAGGAATATGGACACCGAAAGTTTTTGGTGGGACTTCTGAAATATGGAAGGCTAAGAAGATATGAGTATAACATACAACCAATTAGTAAATAGAATTAAGACAACAAGTGAAGACACAAGCACAGAGTTTGTAGGAGACATCCCAGCTTTTATTGAAAGAGCTGAAGCACGATTAACTAGAGAAATAGATTCATATGGTGTTGTGCAATATGCAACATCAAACATGGTTATTGGTGATCCATTTATTACCAAACCTGTAGATACATTAATTATAAAAAATTTAAATATTTTAAAGTCTGATGGCACACGTATTAATCTGTTACAAAAGACTGATGAATATTTAAATGACTATTGGCCACAACGTACAAGCACTGGAGTTCCTCGATATTATGCCAACTTTGGTTTTGATAATCTACTAATAGCTCCAACACCTGTATCGGCCTATGATTGTGAAATGTCTTATATTGTCCAACCTACAGCAGCAACCTCAGTGCACCAAGAGAATTTCTTTACACAATATTGTTCTAATGCACTGTTTTATGCTAGTATGAAGGAAGCTTGTATGTTCATGAAGAATTACTCTGCGGCTCAAGTTTGGGAACAAGAGTATCAAAGAGCCTTTACTGACTTATTGAATGAAGCTAGAAGAACAAGACAGGATGATATGAGAAACAATGCCTCACCAGCTGGAGGTGATAATACATTAGTAAAAGGAAGTAATTAATTATGCCAAGTAGTTACACAACAAGACTTAGATTAGAAAAACAAGCTGACGGAGAAAATGCCAATACCTGGGGTGATCGTCTTAACCAACAAGTAATTGATATGGTAGACGAAGCCGTAGGTGGTGTCGTCGTAGTCAGTACAACAGGAGCCACAACATCATTAACGGCTAGTAACGGTGCAGCCGATCAGTCTCGTAATGCTGTATTAAGAATTGAAGGAACATTAGGATCAGACTCTACTATTGTAATTCCTAGTGTTGAAAAGTTATATGTTGTTGATAATCAGACAACAGGTGGTTCACACACAGTTAAAATAAAAACAGCCGCAACAACAACAAATGTTATAGCCCCTCGTGGTGGTTCAAAGTTTATTTATTGCGATGGTGTTAATGTTCACAACTCTGTTGACCCAGTAGGTGTGAGTGCATTATCTACAGAAGGTGGTGCTGTTGGTCCTATTACAGTAGGTGGTACAGTATCAGCTACAGCCGTAGACTCAACAAGAGTTATTACAACAAGTATTACAAGTTCAATTACAGATACTACCAAGTTATTTGCAACAACAGCTATATCAGTTAGTGCTGTTGATTCACTTGGTAAACAACTTAGAATAACAAAAGCAGCAGTTGCCGACGTAGTTTCATTAACAGATGCAACATCAATTACTGTGGACCTTGATAATGGTCAGAACTTTGATGTAGTTCTTGGTGGGAACAGAACTTTAGCTAATCCAACAAATGTACAAAAAGGACAAACAGGATCATTCTTTATTCGACAGGATGGTACTGGATCTCGTACGTTAGCATATGGTGGTAACTATAAGTTTGTCGGAGGTACGGCTCCCACTCTTACAACGACAGCCTCTGCCGTCGATCGTATAGACTACATTGTGTTCTCAAGTTCAAGTGTACACATGCAAGCAAGTTTAAACGTAAGTTAGAGGTTACACATGGTATTTCAAAATAATGTTCTTGCTGGTGGAGCTGGTGGATCAGGTACAACCGTATATGCAATAGACCAATCAATTAGGTTTAATGAAGCTGATAGTCCATATATGCAAAAAACATATAGTGGAGACGGAAGTCGTACAACTTGGTCTTTTAGTTTTTGGATGAAATTAGGTAAATCACCACCTTACAATACATCACAAGCTAATCCTTTTATGGCTTATAATACTACAAGTGGTGCACAAGAGGATATAAGAATAATAGGCACTAATCAACAATTACAATGGTTCACTCATAATGATGGTGGAACTGGTACGTTATCAGATTTAAAAACTACACAATACCTAAGAGACCATTCAGCTTGGTATCATATCTTATGTGTAGCAGATAGAACTAATGCAGTAGCAAGTGAAAGACAACGAATGTATATTAATGGTCAAAGAGTAACTGACTTTGCTACTGAAACATATCCATCAAAAGATGCTGAAGGTCATGTAGGAAAGAGTGCAGACGTACATTACATTGGCAGTAGAGGTGGTAATTCCAATACACGACTTGATGGTTATATGGCTGAAATACATTATTTAGATGGTCTAGCTTATGACCCTAGTTTCTTTGGCGAGTTTAACAGTTCTGGAATCTGGATACCTAAAGAATACACTGGCAGTTATGGAACAAATGGATTTAAAATTGATGGCAGAGATAGCTCTGACTTAGGGGACGATGAATCTGGACAAGGTAATGATTACACAACAAGTGGACTTGCCTCACATGACCAAGTTCTTGACACACCTACGAATAATTTTGCAGTAATGAATCCTAATAATAATTCTGGAAGTGGTACATTATCACAGGGTAATCTAAGATATGCTGGTGCATCAACAGGTAATAATGTAGCTGGAACAATAGGTATGAGTTCTGATAAATGGTATTGGGAGTTATATCTTGAAGATGACAATCAAGTATTTCCAGGGGTGCAAGATAGTGGCATTTTAGCAAATGGGTATACAGAAAAAGCAGTCGGTGTTGAGACTAATGATAATGGTGATATTCACGAAGATGATGCTAACAGTGGCTATAATTCTATTGAAGCAAATACTAATGGTGATATTATAGGAGTTGCTTTTGATGCAACTAATAAAAAAATATGGTGGTCTTTAAATGGAGTATGGTATAGAGCCAATCAATCAACCACTGCTGTTATTAATATATCAGAAGTTGAAGCTGGTAATCAAGGTTACGATTTAAGTTCAAGAACACCAGACTTTTTTATGCCTTTTATTGGCAACTATACTCACGGAACAGCAATTATCAATTTTGGACAAGAAGGAACATTTGCTGGGAATGTAACTGCTGGTGGTAATAGTGATGGTAATGGAGTGGGTAATTTTAAATATAGTGTTCCAAGTGGGTACTTGGCACTTTGCACAAAGAATTTAGGGAGTTAATATGGCAACACCAACAATACCAAATGGCGAAGAATATTTCTTTCCGATAATCTACGAAGGCAACGGAGCTGGGCAACGTGTAGGTAAGTTCGTACCCTTTACAGATAATGGAACGATAGATAATAGTGTTATATTTAATGATGGGGACAGTCCTCGTTTAACAAGAACACCGTCAAGTGCTGGTGATAGAAGAACTGCAACTTTATCTTTATGGTTTAAAAGAGGAGATACTGGAGCTGATTCTACAATTTTTAGTGTTTTTCCCGATTCTAATAATCTTTTTACATTATTGGTAAGAAATAATACAAGTGTTACAGGAGGTGGAACTGCTAATTTCTGTATACAAGTTCAAGCAAGACTTGGTTCTTCAACTACTAGATTTTTTAGAACAAATAGAAGTTTTAAAGATACAAGTAAATTTTATCACATTCTTTTAAAAATTGATACAACAGATGCTACTGAAAGTAACAGAGTAAGGTTATATGTTGATGGTGATGAGATTACAAGTTTTTCAGATAATACCTTAACTTCTGGAGGCAATCTCACCCAAAATACTGATTTAGCTATTAATGATACTGATATTCACTCAATAGGTGCTTTTGAGAATGGTGGTAGTTATAGTTCACATGCAGATGGGTATTTAGCTGAAGTTAATTGGGTAGATGGCACAGCACTTGGACCAGAAACTTTTGGTGTTACTGATACCTCAACTGGTAGATGGATACCTAAAACATTAAGTGGTATTACTTATGGCACGAATGGGTTTAGATTAAAGTTTCAAGATAGTTCAGCACTCGGAGATGACACGAGTGGAAATGGGAATGACCTAACTGCTACAAATTTAGCAAGTACAGACCAGACTACGGATAGTCCAACACAGAATCATGCC